CTGGTGGTGACGGTGTATCACTCTTGAACTCTGCACACCCAAATACATCTGGTGGCACATTCAGCAACTTGTTAACTACTGCAGCTAACTTGTCTGAAGCAGCTATTGAGAACTTGATTATTCAACAAATGCTTGCATTGAATGACCGTGGACTACGCATCAACTTGATGCCACGTTCTATCATCGTTCATCCAAGCAACTGGTTTGAAGCTAATCGCATCCTGAAATCTGTATACTCATACAATACAGGTGCTAACCCTCCTGGCACAGCAAGCAACGCAATCAACGTATTGCACGCTACAAACGCATTGCCAGAAGGTATCAAGATGAACCATTACCTGACAAGCACTAAAGCATGGTTTATCCGTGCAAACGTGCCTATGAATACAGGTATGATTCACCAAGAGCGTCAAGCAATCACGTTTGACCAAGACAATGACTTCGATACAATGAATGCTAAAGCTAAATCGTACGAACGTTATGCCTTCGGTTGGGGCGACCCACGTGCATTGTGGGGCACACCTGGAGTTTAATTAACTCGCACGTGAGCGATTCCCCCTAGTTTCCCATAAGGTTTCTAGGGGGTTTTTTCTCTAACTTAAAGGAAAAAATTATGCCTAACAAAAAATTACGTGAAGGTCAACCAATTGGAATGGGTATCAAAGCTCCTATGGGTGCTGAGAAAAAAGCTCTAAAGGGCAAAGTAACAAACCCAACACAACCAACTAAGGTTAAGCCTCCTAAAGGCGGGTATTAATCATGCCTCAGTCTATTACTCCGTTACAGATTCTAAATGACGGCTATCGTAACGCTACTTTAAAAATTGACGGATATGTAAATGCCGCTGATTACACAAACTATACAGTTCTTGACCCAAGCACATTAAGCCAAATTGATGCACAAGGAACAATTCCAAGTAAAGTACGTATTAAGCGTATTAACTTTGACATTGAAGATGGCATTCAAGTTGATTTGATTTGGGATGGTGCAACACCTACAAGTCTGTGGCGTTTAACTGGTCGTGGTGAGATTAAAGCTGGCCCATTTGGTGGTATTACCGATAATGCAGTAACACCTACTGGTAAAATATTGTTAAGTACAATTGGCGGTGCAACTACTTCCATTAATACTTCATTTACCATTATTTTAGAAATTATCAAAGATTAATATGCAAGTAGCCAACATTAACGCTAAAGAGATAGAATTAACTGCTACCATAATCCGTGCAGACGGAACTAAGGTAGAGTTAGGCGTTATCGACTATTGGCACAAAAACCCAATCAACCGTTTTATATGGAGAATTAAAAAATGGCTACACTCCTCGTAAATACTGGTAAAGCGATTGTTACCAACTACCTTAACGGTGGTGCAGCTACTCAGCCTAAGTATGTGGCTTGGGGTACAGGTGCAGGTACAACGTCAGCTAGTGATACAACTTTATTTACCGAAGTAACACCACGTGTTAGTGGTACTACTTCACAAGTAACAACTTCTACAACTAACGACACTTTCCAAGTTGTTGGCACTCAGACTGCAGGTACTTCTGAGACCATCACCAATGCTGGTTTGTTTGATGCTTCTACATCGGGTAACTTATTTGTTAAAGGCGACTTTACAGGCGTCCCCCTTAATAGTGGCGATTCGATACAGTTTACCTTCAAGGTGCAATTTAGTTAAGGAATAACATGGCTCTCGTAGTTTATGACCGAATACAGCAAACTGGCACTGCTAATACAACTGTTAGCTTTACTCTGTCGGCAACTACAACGGGCTATCAATCGTTTGCGGTAGTAGGTAATGGAAACACTACCTATTACTCAGCAAATGACGGAACAAACTGGGAGGTCGGTATTGGAACTTATTCCACTACTGGCCCAACCCTTACACGAACAACTATACTGTCTTCAAGCAATAGTGGAAGTGCAGTAACATTTACCGGAACAGTAACCGTATTCTGTGATTACCCCGCAGGTAAAGCAGTCATTCAAGATGCTAACGGTAACGTAGCAGTAACCTACAATACAGCAGGGTCAAGTTCTATTGGCTCTTTAAATATTGGTGGTGCGGTTAATGGAGTTACTGACACTGGAATGGCAGCATCAATTGTTGGTACTGCAGACACATATGTGTTTACTGCATTACAAAACAAAAACACTGGGGCAACAGCCAACACGTCTTATTCTTCTTACGCTTTATACAACAACACAGGTTCTGTATATGGCGAAATAGGAATGAATAGTAATAACTATAGTTATTCTGCAGCAGGTTTTCCAAATAACTCATTATCTCTTCCAAATGCAACATTTATGGAATCTGGTAGTGGTTCAGACCTTGTATTGGGCACCTATGGCTCAAACGCAATCCATTTTCTTGTAAATGGAACATCGTCTACTGCAGATGCTATGACGATTGATACTTCAGGTAATGTGACAACACCTAATGTACTGACAGGTGCGGAAGTAGTAGCCTCTAACGGTCTTCATGTAAATAGTAATAGCGTATCTGCAAGTTATTCTATTCCTTCAGGTTCTTCAGCGATGTCTGTTGGGCCTATGACAGTAGCAGCAGGTAAATCAGTTACCGTACCATCTGGAAGCCGTTGGGTAGTTCTTTAATATGTTTGGGAAGCAATCCTTCTCATCAGCTTCTTATGCTGGAACCGGTAATAAAACCGTCAACCAAGCGTTAACTTATTTATCTACAAGCACTGTAAGTATTATTAAGCAGTTACGGACGGCGTTGTCGGTAACAAGCACATCAGCAGTAACCCTAATAAAGTCCTTATTGCGAACATTAAGCTATACCTCAACATCCACCTCAACAATTATCAAATCCCTGTTGAGGACTTTGAGCGTAAGCAGCACTTCTGCAGTAAGCATTATTAAAGCCATCGTCAAGAACATGGGAACCGTCATTGAGACGGAAACCGTGGTTATTCTTGAGAAAGCATCCCATTTCTTAACATTGGCTATTACCAGTGTTAGCACTAGCTCTATTGCTAGGGTAGTCAGCCGATTCCTGACATTGTCCTATACATCTACTTCTAGCTCATCTATTATCAAGTCTTTATTGCGTACATTAAGCGTTTTAAGCACTTCCACAGCCTCGATTGCACGTTTGGTAGGCAAGACCATATCTTATGCCTCTACAAGCTCTGTAACGCTCGTTAAATCGATTTTAAAGACCCTGAGCTACCTAAGTAGTAGCACGGTCACAATCGCCCGTTATACAGCCCGTTACTTGACCCTATACTATTTGTCTAGTAGTACAAGCACCATACTCAAGAGCATTACCAAGTCCCTATCCTACCTGAGCACTTCTGTCGCAAGTATTGTCAAATTACCAATCAAACTTATGGCAGTAACAAGCACTAGTGTTGTATCCATACAACGGGCTATAGGGAAAATAATGAGTACGGTAGTGGAGCATACGCTTGTCGTCCTGACTGAGATTGGACTTCATTTAATCGCCCTTTCATATTCTGTAGTTTCAACGGTAAGTATTGGACGGGCAATTTCAAAAACCATTAATGTGCTGTCGACATCAGTTGCCACAATTCTAAAGTCCATACCTAAGACTTTATCCTACTTGTCCACTTCTGTGTCATCTATCATACGATACATAGGGAAAACCCTAAGTTATGCAGTCACAGAGTCAGTTAGCCTGGCGTTACACAACACCATTTCAAGAATTTTGTCAGTGGTATCCCCATCTACTGTAATTCTTGCAAAGGCTTACGCCAAACTATTTGTGATTCTATCTAACTCAGTATTGACATTAAATAAACAAATGTATAAGGTTTTCTCGGTAATTTCGGCTACAATATCTACATTATTGGCTGCTGTATTCCCCGTTTTAGGGGCGGTAGTAAGATATACCTTTAGAGCAGACTTTAGAGACAGATTAATTGGGCTTTATAAAGAACGTTTAGCAGAAGCAAACCTTCGTGACCGACTGCAAAAACTTTATAAACTCCGCACAGCATTGGTAAACCAAATTAACAATAAGGTCTCAAAATGAGCCAATTTTCATACAAACTCACTACAGAATCAGAGTTATTCTCTTTTGACTTTAACCCCGTATTAGGTACTGGTGAGACACTAAGCACGGCTACTTGTACTGCTATTACGCTACAAGGCACCGACCCATCTCCCTCAAGCATCCTTTCAGGCACCCCTGTAATTAGCTTGGGTAAAGCAACTCAAAGAGTTACCGGCGGCGTGGCAGATAATACCTACCGCCTAATTATGACTGTGACAACTAGTGCAAGTAATACCTACACCTGTACTGGTGACATTCCTGTTTACGACCCTTCTGAGCAGAACTAATGGGACACGCCGACTATTACCGTAGTGGCACTTATAACGGTATTTGTGACCGTTGTGGCTCCAAATTTAAGTTCTCTGACCTTAAGCTAGAATGGGACGGTTTATACGTTTGTACGGCTAATGGCTGTTGGGAACCCCGTCAACCCCAAGATTACGTCAAGGGCGTTAGGGACGATATGTCAGTCCCAGTGTCTAGACCAGATGGCCCACCTGTATATATTCAAGATGAAACAGTTACAGAAATAGCTGTAATTACCTTGAGTTTTATCAAATCTTTGGTTAGAATATTAACAGTTAGTGTAACATCGGTATGTTCTATAATTCCGATTAAGTATCCAAAAACAACGAATACAAGCGTGGTTAATGGATTTGCACTAAATACCACTACACTAGGGTAATAATGGCTATACTTTTTACCAACAACGCAACAACGAACCTGGCAGCCAGTATCCTTAGCACCGATACTTCTTTTACTGTTTTGTCAGGTACTGGGTCATTATTTCCCAACCCAACTAACGGCGATTACTTTTTGGTTACCTTAATTGGTATCTCAGGAAGCCCAATTGAAATTGTAAAATGTACTGCTCGGTCTACAGACACCTTTACTGTTGTGCGTGCTCAAGAAGGCACCACAGCATCTGCTTTTAACGGTGGCGACCAAGTACAATTACGCATTACTGCAGGCGTAATGAACAGTGCGGCACAAGCTGGTTTGGCAAGCGGTGGGTTAACAGAAAACACCCAAAATATCTCAACTAGCTATACAATTAGCACCAATAGAAATGCACTATCAGTTGGGCCTATCACAGTTGCTAGTGGACAAGCTGTCACAGTCCCATCAGGCAGTCGTTGGGTAATACTTTAAGGATAAACAATGAGTTCAGTTTATTGGATACATCATGCAGACCATACTGATATTTTCAGTCAAGGTTATGTAGGTGTGTCCAAAGAAGTAGAAAGACGCTGGAATTACCATAAAAGCTATGGTGAAAATACTCATTTAAAAAATGCTATTAATAAATATACTTGGGATGGTTTAATCAAAGAAGTAGTTCTTGAAGCTAAAATGGACTATTGTTTAGATATTGAAGCAAAACTACGACCATCAGACAAAATTGGCTGGAATATTGTAAAAGGTGGGGGTAAACCACCTATTAGTTTATGGAATAAAGGTCGTAAGATTCCAGCAGATGAACTTGAAAAAATAAAGGCTAAAGGCTTTGGTTTTAAAAAAGGGCATAAAACTTGGAACGCTGGAAAAAAATATGACGATGATATGAAATCTCGTATGTTCAATATTGCAGAATACATGAAAGACAAACCAAGCCCTTTTGCTGGAAAGCCATTGCCACAACATATTATTGAAGCCGCAAGGCAAGCAAATCTTGGTAAAATTCAATCAGAAGAATCAAATAAAAAACGGTCTTTAGCCAATAAAGGTCGTAAATATCCATTAATCACTTGCCCAAGTTGTAACAAAATTGGTGGTGCTACAACTATGAAGCGTTGGCATTTTGATAATTGTAAGTTTAAGGAGCAACTATGAGTAGCATTGTTATAAGCGGAGATACTTCAGGAAGTATCACATTGTCAGCCCCTGCGGTAAGTGGCACAAATACAGCAACCCTTCCTGCCGCTACTGGCACAGTAATGGTTAGCGGTAATATGCCTACATTTTTTGCTTATGCAAGTAGCACCCAATCAATTACTGCAAATACTCGCACAAAAATACAATATAACAACAAACTATGGGACACTAATAGTTGTTATGACGCTACTACAAATTATCGTTTTACGCCAACTGTCGCTGGATATTATTTAATTAATGCAACAGTAACTTTCGGTAGTGTTTCTTCTAGTTATTCTGAAATATTTATTTATAAAAACGGCACAAATGTGTCTTATGGTGCGGCTCAAAGGGCAAACTCTAGCTACAATGTTGTGTCAATAAATTCACAAGTTTATTGCAACGGAACAACAGACTATATTGAAATTTATGCAGATGATAATGCGACTGTAGGTACTATTGTTCAAAGTTCGCCATTGTATTTTACATACTGGTCAGGTGTTTTGGTGAGGGCGGCATAATGTACGAAAAAATATTAAAAATATACCCTGAATTAAAAGCTGAAGATTTTAGTGCTTTTGGAACTATTATTATTCAAAACGATTCAGACGGCAAAGGCGATTACATTGCTAAATGGGAACATCCTACACTTGCCAAACCAACGCAAGAACAACTAGACGGAGTTAAATAAGTGCAATTCAACGCATCCGTTTGGTATCCAACTGCATTGCTAGTAAAAACACATAATGTTACTGGCAAGAAGTATTTTTGCAAAACTACCAAGCTAGACAAACTAGATACCTATACAGGTAGCGGATTGGCATGGAAAAGCCATTTAAAGCAGTTTGGCAAGGATATTTCAACTGGTGTGGTAGGTGTGTACTACGATAGCCAAAGATGCCTAGAAGCCGCCTTAAAATACTCTAAAGAGTGGAATATTGTTGAATCAGACGAATGGCTTAATCTGATTGATGAAAACGGATTAGACGGTGCTGGTGCTGGCGTATTGCACCCTATGTATGGAAAGCCACATCCTGACAAAGGTTCTAAAAGACCACATATAAGTGCCAAGCTCATGGGTGCGTTAAATCCTAACTTTGGCAAGCCAAGCAAATTGCGTGGTAGAAAAAACCTAGGTGCTAGTTTGGCTCTTAAAGGTCGTAAACGCCCTGAAGGTGGCGGTAAACCGTCTAAACAAGTTTTATTTACAGATAAAAATGGTATAGAACATTTATATAATTCAATTTCTGATGCAGAAAAAGCGCAAAATATTAACCGCTCTACAATTAGAAAATGTATGCACGGAAAATGTTTAAGTCGTGCTGGTGATTGGAATTATGCTGATAAAGAAGTAGCAAAACAATATTTACAGTTAAAAGTTATTTTAAAAAATAAACCAAATCATAATATTGGTAGAAAAGCATCTGACGAAGCAAAAGCTAAAATGTCTGCATCTCGTAGTGGTCGTAAACAATCTGATGAGGAGCGCAAAATGCGTAGTGAAGCAATTACTAAATGGCATAAAAGCCGTAAGGAGCAAGTATGAGTTATGGTTCAGTAGCGGCAGACCAAATAACTTCTAGTGTTCAAGGCTATTCCCTTGGCGCTGGAAATTCTAGCCTAAAAAAGAATTTGCTAATCAATGGCGCAATGGTCATAGACCAAAGAAATGCTGGTGCTAGTGTTACACCTACAAACAATCAATTTCTAGTAGATAGATGGATTGCATTTTTAACTCAAGCATCTAAATATACTGTTCAACAAAATGCTGGTTCTGTAACTCCACCAGTAGGCTTTAGCAATTATTTGGGTGTAACTTCATCTTCTGCATATAGTGTTGTATCAAGCGATTATTTTGCATTAACTCAAAAAATTGAAGGTTTTAATACATATGACCTTGCTTGGGGAACAGCAAACGCTAAAACTGTTACTTTGTCGTTTTGGGTATATTCAAGCCTAACAGGAACTTTTGGCGGCTCAATTATTAATAGTGCTGGTAATCGTGCATACCCATTTACTTACACAGTTTCTTCTGCAAATACTTGGACACAAGCAAGCGTAACAATCGCTGGAGATACAACAGGCACTTGGGTAGGAGCTACAAACGGAATTGGTTTAGTAGTAAATTTTGGTTTAGGTGTAGGTTCTACATATAGTGCTTCTGCTGGTTCTTGGGGTGCAGGTTCATTTATATTTTCAGCCACAGGAGCAACATCCGTAGTAGGAACAAGTGGAGCAACCTTCTACATTACAGGTGTGCAATTAGAAGTGGGAAGTAGTGCTACTGGATATGAGTATCGTCAGTATGGTCAAGAGTTGGCATTGTGTCAGCGTTATTTTGAAGTTGTGTCTATGAGTGGTCTTTGTGGCTCATCATCAACCACACAAATAGGTTTTGGATGTTCTTATAAAGTTTCAAAAAGAGCAACGCCTACTGTTGCTAGTGCAAGTGCAACCGCTTCTTTGTATTCTTTTTACAGACCTGGGGCTGGAAGCGGTGACCCAAGCACATCAGCAGTCGCCAATGATTTAGGTGATGCTTATAACTTTAATATTATTTTGGGTAATTATTCTGGCTTATCTAATAACCAAGCATGGGTTGGTAGATATAGCGGTTTATTTAATGCTTCTGCGGAGTTATGATTATGTATAAATTAGTTAAAGATTGGGATGGAATTGTAACAAGAATCCGCAGACTTTCTGATGGGGCAATGATTCCCCTAGACCCTGACAACACAGATTACCAAGCCTATCTTGCATGGGTAGCTGAAGGAAATACACCATTACCAGCCGATGAGGTGAAAGCATGAACGCTTACGAACTAGCTGATTGGCTAGATAACTTTAGTTCTGTAAATGATGAAGATGGAAAAATAATGAGTGAGATTTCAGAGAAATTAAGAAAGCAAGCTGATGCCTTGCAATTAGAAGGGGTGACAGTATGACCACAATAATTGACGGAAGTGCTGGAATAACCTTTCCTAACAGCACTACACAAGCTAGTGCTGGAGTAGTGTTGCAAGTGGTCAATAGTGTTTCTAATACTCAAACAAGCACGACATCAACAAGTCCAGTAACAAGTGGATTTTCTGTTTCAATTACTCCTAAATTTGCTACAAGTAAAATTCTTGTAATTTTAAATTGTTCTATTGGGCAAGCAGTAAATAATACATATAGCAATTTTCAGCTTTGGAGAGGAGGAAGTTCTATTTTTAGTTTTTCTCCAGTATCTTGTTATATAAATTCAGGAACTAGCGTAACACAAGTAAATATGACTATTTCAGAAACTTATTTAGATTCTCCAGCAACAACTTCTTCAATTTCATATACTCCTTATTTTTCAACATCAAGTGGTGGAACTGCTTATATTGGAATAAATAATAATTATTCTTCAATTACATTAATGGAGATAGCACAATGATTACTATACATGATGCTATTTATTCTTTAAATCCTTCTATTGTTACCATTCGTGGCGATGTAGCTTATGACGCTAATGAACAAGAAGTCGCTTACGATAAAGCTGCCGCAGAAGCCAAACTAACCGAACTCCAAGCAGCGCAAGCAAAAGCCGAACAAGATGCCATAGCTGCAAAGGCTTCTGCACTAGCTAAACTAACAGCATTAGGACTAACACAAGCTGAAGTAACAGCATTGATTGGATAACGATGACCGCAGCCTATACACAATCTCGTAATGCCGTAATCAATGGTGCCTTGCGTGTATTAGGTGTTATTGGTGCTGGCGATACCCCAACAGACGATGATTACAATAATTGTTCTCAAGCCCTAAACCTGTACATCAAACAGTTACAGACCAAGGGTATGCCATTATGGAAAGTAGAAGACCTACAAGTTCCTATGGTAATTGGACAGAATACTTATACCTTAGGCCCAACAGGAAATGTAGTCACAACTCGTCCTTTGCGTGTAGTTATGGCGTTTATTCGTAACCCTCAAAACCAAGATACCACCTTAATGGTTATCTCTCGTCAAGAGTATATGCAACAGGGTTACAAACCTTCACAAGGTATTCCTAACCAAGTCTACTATGACCCACAGTTAACTAATGGCGTGTTATATGTTTACGACACCCCATCAGCTACGGGTTATACCATTCACCTACAGGTTCAAATGCCGGTAGATGATGTGCTCAATCCTAACGATATTCCTGACTTTCCTTCTGAGTGGTTTAACTGTCTCAAGTTTGGATTGGCAGACCAACTCAGTCTTGAGTATGGAGTTCCTGCACAAGTGCGTGCTGAGCTAGCTCAACGTGCTATGAAACTAGAAGAAGTAATGACTGATTGGAGTCAAGAAGAAGCTAGTACAGCATTCCAACCTTCTAATAGATATTACAGCTAATTATGGCAATCAGCCGTGTCCCCTGTGGTCACAACATTGGTAGTCGTGACGGCACCTTAAACAAAGATAGCAAGGTCGGTAACGCTATCATTGAGATTGAGAAGAAAGAATCTTCTGCAATTGTCAAACGCCCAGGTCTACTGACTTATCAAACTCCTCCTACCACCGGTGCAGGTCTAGGAGTCTTTGCTGCAGGCACACACTTACTTAGCATTGTTAACGGAACCTTTTATGACAATAACGTTGCTAAGGGCACGGTAGATGCTAGTGATGAATACGATTGGATTTATTCGGTAGACGGCACTCAAGTATTTTTTAAGAATGAGAATCACGGATATGTCTATTTCTTAGCTTCAGGCACCATTTTAGACCTTCAAGGCACCATTACGACGCAAAGTGGTACTACGGTATCAGGTACTCCTGTAGTAACATTATCTGCATCCAACAGTGCAATTCAAGTTGGTCAGATTGTGACAGGAACAGGAATACCTCTTGGCACTTATGTTTTAACCGTATTTGGAACTGCTCTTACTTTAAGTCAAAATG